AGCTTTAAGCACAGGCTCTGTAATTTACATAGCACCATAAGGAAAAATCATGGGTCAATTAGTCTTTCAAGCAACAGCAGGCGGTCAGGTAGCCCTAGTTGGCCCTAATCCTACCTCTAACTTTTCATTAAACGTTCCTGCTGTAAACGGCAATCTTGTAACCACAGGCGATACAGGCACAGTTACCAATACAATGTTGGCTTCTTCTGCTTATACAGCACCTGGCACAATCGGATCAGGAACACCTAACTCTGGTGCTTTTACTACTTTATCTGCAAGCTCAACAGTATCAGGAACAGGATTTAGCACTTATTTAGCTTCCCCTCCTGCTATTGGTGGCACAAGCCCAAGCACAGGTAAATTTACTAGCATTACCAATACAGGATTGACTTCAGGATATGTTGTTTATGCAGGAGCTGGAGGTCTTGAATCAGGTTCAGCAAATTTATTTTGGGATAACACAAATAGCCGTTTAGGTGTTGGCACTTCTAGCCCAAGTTATCCGCTTCATGTTTATAAGTCTGGAGATTGCGGATTACTTGTTGAATCAAATACTGGCGCAGCTTCTGTAATATTAGGTGGTGATGGTTCAAGCGGTTCTTATAATTTTATAGCGTCTAATGTTTCAGGTTCACAACATTGGTATGTTGGGGGGGCTGGAAATGCTAATACTTTAGTATTTAGCACCGCAGCTACAGAACGGATGCGTATTGATAGCTCTGGTAATGTGGGTATTGGTGCAACTAGTCCATCTACTTATGGCAAATTTGTTGTAGTTACTGGGACTGATAAAGATGGTGCAAATATTGTTTTTGCTACTTCTCCGACAGGTACAAATGGTGGGTCTCTTAATTTTTGGAACTATACCAATACCGCTATAGTAAAACAAGGAATGATTGAAACTATTTGTACAGATGGTTCTTCATCTTATAGTTCGTCAATTACTTTTAGTGCAGCAAAAAGTGGTACATTAACAGAAGCAATGCGTATTGACTCTAGTGGTAATTTGTTAATTGGTGAAACTGCACTTTATCAAGCTGGTGGAGTGTCAATTTCTAAATTAGGAAATGGTGCAAATTCAAGCGGAAACATTTTATTTAATTCCGCAGGAACATCTAATTATCCTGCTATTTTTCAATATAATGGTTCAAATGTTGGATATATAACTTATACAAACACCATTGTTCAGTATGTTTCTTTGTCAGATTACAGATTAAAAGAAAATATTACGCCAATGACAGGTGCTTTGGAAACTATAGCTAAATTAAAACCAGTTACTTATGATTGGAAAACTGATGGTTCTAGCGGTCAGGGATTTATTGCCCATGAATTAGCAGAGGTTTGCCCACAAGCAGTTAATGGCGAAAAAGATGCTGTTGATAAAGATGGAAAGCCCAAATATCAAGGTATTGACACTTCATTTTTGGTAGCTTCATTAACCGCAGCAATTCAAGAACTTAACGCTAAAGTAACAGCTTTAGAAGCTAAATTAGGAGCATAAAATGACAACAATTACATGGCAAATTGAATACATGGATGTATCAACACAGCCTATTGATGGACAAACACAAGTAGTATTAACTGCTGGCTGGCGTTGTATTGGCACAGACGGAACTCATAGCGCATCAAATTATGGTTCTTGCTCTTTCCCACAGCCAACCACAGGCGGTCAATTTACACCTTATGCACAACTTACCCAAGCTCAAGTATTGGGCTGGTGCTATGAAAATGGTGTAAATCAGTCGGTTACTGAAGCATCTGTTACAGCGCAAGTTGCAGCTTTGGTAAATCCACCTGTAACACAACCTGCATTACCTTGGTCTGCATAATGTTTACTTGGAAAATCCTAGAAGTTTCTGCTAAAGATGGTGTGATAACCCATGCTCGTTATCATGTTACAGCTACGCAAGACGATAAATCAGTAGAAACTGAAGGTAATTGGTACTTTGACTGCCCAACTGCAAAAGTGCCTTTTGACCAAGTTACCGAAGAAATGGTATCTAGCTGGATTGAAGGCGAAGCAGTAAAAGATGGTCAATGCCACATTACCGCTAGATTACAAGAGCAGTTAGAGGCTATGGAAAATAAAGTCATACCTCCGTGGCAACCACAAGTATTTAAACCTGAGATTTAATTATGACGCAACCTATAGACATAGTATCAAGAGCATTAAAAGATATTGGAGCTTTGGAAGCTGGAGAGACTCCAACCCCTGAAGCTGCTCAAGATGCTTTTGATATGCTCAATGACCTTGTAGATCAATGGTCAAACGAAGAAATGATGGTGTTTTATAAGAACGAGATTGTGTTTCCGATTGTTTCCGGACAGACTCAATATACTATTGGCCCAGGTGGTCAAATTGGCGCAATCGTTACAGGTTCAATCTCTGGCAATATTTTGACCATTACTGGCATTACATCAGGCGCAGTAAACGTAGGTCAGACGCTTAGTGGCACAGGCATTACGAATGGCACAAAGATTGTCGCTATGCTGACAGGCGCAGGAAATAACGTTAATGAAGCTGGCACATATCAAGTTAACATCAATCAAAACGTTTCCTCTACAACGATTAATCTATATTATCAACGCCCATTATCAATAGATTCTGCCTTTGTTCGTATTAATACAAATTCTAATGGCGTTCCTATTGTTAATGGTGGTTTGGATTACCCAATCGCTGTTCTTGCAGTTGAAGAATACGAAATGATTGGTTTAAAGACTTTGAATGGCCCGTGGCCAAAAGCTCTTTACTATCAGCCAAGCGAGTCACTAGGTAACATTTATGTATGGCCTAATCCTTCACAAGGCGAAATGCACATCTTTACAGATAATTTGTTTCAAGGCTATACAACCCTAAACGATCCTATTATTTTGCCACAGGGCTATTCTATGGCTTTAAGATGGTGTCTAGCCGAGCGTTTAATGCCTATGTATGGCAAAGCCTCGCCCACACAAATTACGATGATTCAGCAATACGCTGCTCAATCAAAAGCAACAGTTAAACGAATTAATATGAAGCCAGTTCAGTCAGCACGTTTCGCAGATGCAATGCTGGCAAGCAGACAAAAAGATGCAGGATGGATCCTCAGCGGCGGCTTCTTTAGATAAGGTAAAAAATGCCCGATTTTGGTTTTGTTGGCCCGTCTTACGAAGCACCTTCGATCTACCAGGATGCCCAAGAATTAATTAATTGGCGACCTGAAGTTGATCCGAATAAAGGCCCTGATAGTCGGGGCGTTATTGCTTTATATCCCACGCCCGGATTAACCACTCAAGTCGTTCTGCCTAATGCTCAAGAAGTTAGGGGAATGAGAACAGTAAGTGGTGGTCAGCAGATGGTTGCCGTTTGTGGGCCTTATGTCTATGTCCTGACATCAAACCTTACTCCAACGATTGTGGGTCAGCTTAATACTTCGTCAGGTCATGTAGGCATTACTGATAACGGAATTAACGTCTATATCGTTGACGGAGCTTATCGTTATACATGGAGAATTAATAATCCAACCGCAGCGACTGTTCAAGGTTCTATATCAGGGACAACCCTAACAATTAGTCGTACGTATTCTGGTACGCTTGCAGTCGGACAAGCCATTTATGGTATTGGTGTAAGTAATGAAACTGTCATTTTGTCAGGTTCAGGCACTACTTGGACTGTAAATAAGTCCCAAACTGTTGCTTCTACGCAACTATATGCCTCAAATACGATTAGTTTTCAAGGTTCTATTGCCGATGTTACTGTAGGAGCTACTGTCTATCATCAGTTGTCTGTAAGCCCATCTGTGACCTTGTATTTAGGTCAAACCATCGTAGGCACAGGCGTTTCAGATCAAACCATGATTACGCAGATCGCTACTGCGGGATCGGCTTATTACATTAATAAGTCATATACGATTAGCTCAGAGCAGATGTATGCTTTGAACTTTACCCAAATTCCTAATACTGATGGTGCTTTTAATGGCGCAGATGTCGTAGATATTGTAGATAACTACTTTGTTTATAACGATCCTGGCACACAGCAATGGGCTGCATCTAATACTCTAAGCCCTATTACGCCTGCTCTATCCTTTTCATCTAAAGACGGATCGCCTGATAATCTCGTATCTTTAATCGTAGATCATCGAGAAGTCTATTTATTGGGTGAAAACTCAAGCGAAGTTTGGGTTGATGTAGGAGCTTTTCCATTCCCATTCCAACGAGTACCCGGCACAAACACACAGCATGGTATTGTGGCTAAGTTCTCGGTAGCTCGTCTAGGCAATTCGTTTGCTTATGTCAGCCGTAATATTCGTGGTCAAGCCCAAATTATGATGATGCAAGGGTATATACCTACCCGCATTTCTACTCATGCCGTAGAAAACACATTAGTTAACCAAAAGGTTGACGATGCGATTGCTTGGACTTATCAATTAGAAGGTCACGAAGTTTATGTTGTATCGTTCCCTAGCTTAGACTTAACTTGGGCTTATGACGTTTCTACCCAGATGTGGCATAAATGGCTATGGGTGGATAGCAATAACGTTTATCACCGCCATCGTGGAAACTGCCTAGCTTTGTTTCAAGGCATGGTTTTGGTGGGCGATTGGCAAAACGGCAAGATTTACGAG